CACCAACGCCCTGGCGCCACTCCTGCCCCCGTCGACGGGCCTCGATCCGGCACAGGCGCAGCAGTGGATGCTACAGCAGCAGCCCACGCCCGCGTTGCCACAAGCACCGCAACAGCAGGGCCTGACACCACAGCAGCAATACGCCGCCATGCTGCAACTGATGCAGGTCCAGCAGGCGCAGCAGCAACAACAGGCCGCAGCACAGGCCAAGGCTTTCCAGCAGCAGCAGGAGTTCTGGCAGAGCAGTGCCGGTCGCGCCAACGAGGGCGGCGCCGGCGGCTCAGCCGATCACGGCGGCGCCGATAGCGGCGTCATTTGAGGGCTGATGTCCTATAGCGCCACACGCACCCGCCCGTTCGCGGCCGATCCGGAAGACGGCGGCGTCGGCAGCACCGATGAGGCATATCCGAGCGACCTCGATGAGCTGCACAGCCGCTGCGTCAGGTGGTTCGAGGAGGCCGAGCGCGCCACTTGGGACGAGCGCGAGCAGTCCGAGCAGGCGCGCGACTATAAAAGCGGCGTTCAGTGGACCAAGAGCGAGGTCGACGCACTGCGTGAGCGTCACCAGCCGGTCACCACCATCAATCATGTGTCGCGCAAGATCGATCTATTGTGCGGGTTGGAACGGAAGGCGCGCACCGATCCGAAAGCCTTCCCGCGCACACCCACCGAGGAGCAACGCGCCGACGCTGCAACGCAGGTGCTGCGCTATGTCACCGATGACTGCGATTTTCCGATCATCCGCAGTGCGGTCTACGAGAACATGCTGGTCGAGGGCTTCGGCGGCGCCATCATCGACCTCGAGGATGATGGCCAGGGCGGCGCCGACATCAAGCCGCGCTGGGTGGCCTGGGACCGGCTCTGGCGCGATCCGCACAGCAGGATGCCGGACTTTAGTGACGCTCGATACAAGGGCCTCGTCCTGTGGATGGACAAGGACCAGCTCGAGGAGATGTATCCCGACGCCGAGGACGTCACTCAGGACAGCTTCGCGTCGCATTCCGGCACCACCTATGACGATCGCCCTGGCAGCGTGTCGTGGCAGGACAGCACCCGGCAGCGTTGTCGCGTCGTGCAATGCCACTGGCTGGAAAAGGGCGAGTGGTGGGAGGTCACGTATACACGCGCAGGTATACTGGTGCCGCCGCAAAAGTCACCGCTTAAGGATCGCAAGGGCCGCGCTGCGTGCCGCATAATCATGCAAGCCGCCTATATCGACCGCGAAAACAAATGCTACGGCATCGTGCGGGACATGATCAGCCCGCAGGACGAGATCAACAAGCGCCGATCCAAGGCGCTGCACCTCCTCTCCACCCGCCTGGTGATCACCGAGACCGGCGCCGTCGAGGACGAGGACAAGGCACGGCGGGAGGTCGCCAAGCCGGATGGGTTCATCAACGTCACCCCCGGCATGCGGTTCGAGATCGCGCAGACGGCTGACCTGGCACAAGGGCAGATGAAGCTGCTCGAGCACGCCACCATGGAGATGCAGGCCAGCGGCCCCAATGCCTCGATGATGGGCAACGACAGCAAGGAACTGTCGGGCCGCGCGATCCTCGCTAACCAGGCCGGCGGCGTCGCCCAGAACGAGCCGCTGGCCGACAGCCTGCGGTTCTGGAGCCGCAACGTCTACGAGATGATCTGGATGGGCGCGCGGCAATACTGGTCGGCTGGCAAGTGGGTGCGCGTGACCGACGACCTCGGGAGCATCCGCTGGGTCGGCATCAACCGCCAGGTCACGTTGCAGGATGAGTTGGCCGGTATGCCCGAGCAGCAGCGCGCCGCGGCGATGCAGCAGATGCAGCTCCAGCCCAACGATCCGCGCCTGCAGCAGGTCATCCGAGTGGAGAACGACATTTCCGACCTCGACGTGGATATTACCATCGAAGAGGGCCAGGACATTCCGATGCTCCAGGCCGAGGACTTCCAGTCGCTCGTGCAGCTCGCGAGCATGCAGCCGGGATTGATACCGGGCGAGGTGCTGATTGCGGCCAGCTCGCTGCGCAACAAAGACAAGTTATTGGAGATGATGAAGGCGCACCAGCAGGCGCAGGCGCAGCAGCAGCAGCAGGCCGGCCAACTGGCCCAACAGCATGCGGAGGCCGACATTCAGGGCAAGCGGGCCAAGGCGGCCGCTGATGCGGCGTTGGCAAAGGAGCGCGGCGTCAACGTGATCAGCAAGATCCACGGCATGCATGCGGATTTCAGCGCACCGCCCTACGGCCAGCCGAACGTCGACGACAACGCGCAGCAGCCCATGCAGCAGGCACCAGAACAGGGTCTCGACCCGGCCATCGCCAACGCCCAGGCGCTCGCCAACGTGCAGCACACCGCAGCCCAGACCGACACCGAGCGGCTCAAGGCGCTCTCTGAGGCCGCGCGTGCCCGCGATCTGCATATGGCCTCCGTCAAGAAAGCCGCCGAGACGCACGCCATCATGCATCCGCCACCGCCGACCCGCACAGGAGCATAGCCAATGCCAGCAACAGCAACCGGCCGTGGCGCGCAGGTCGTGCTCGATCCGATCGGCGACCCTGCCAAGGCCGCACGCGGTGCCTATGCGCCGACACTGGAGTTGAACCTGGCCAAGCTGCGCACCGACGCGGCGGCCGGGACGATCGCTGATGGCTCCACGTCGGACGGGCGCACCGGCACCGGCGGCGTCGCTGTCGACCCGCTGGCAGCCCCTTCGGCGGTTCCGCTGGCGGTGCCATCGATCACGCTGGCTGGCGGCATCACCATCCGCAGTGGCACAGGCGCAGCCACCGGCACGCAGCCATCCGGCTCCATCTGGATACGCACCGATGGCTCGGCCGGCGCGCGTATCTACGTCTCGCAGGGCGCCGGCACCTGGGTGCCCATCGCCGCGGTCTGACGGCCAAGAACCTCCCACAGGTGAGGCCGGAGGGCGGCGCTGCGCGTTCGCTGACGAACCGGGCGCGCAGTCGATCGCCTGATCAACCACCAACTTCTGAGGATAACCGGACATGGCAACACGCGGCGCCCAGGCCATTCTGGAGGGCTATGCACGCACCGTGGCGCGTGGCGGCGCCGGCCGGACCATGCGCGAGAACATCCAGGCGATGGATGCGCTGGTTAGCGCCGGCAAGGTGTCTGACGGGAACTCCATAGACGGTACAACGCGGAACGGCGGCAAGGCGTACGACCATGTCATTGCGCAATTCCCGAATGAGGAATTGACCGCGTGGGCGGTGCCGGCGCCTTTGTTGGGGGGTGGGAGTGGCGGCAATGCTGCCGACTACGGCTTGTGGGTGGATCTTGGAGCCGATCCATTCGGTGTGTGGAACCAGACGGCAGCAGTTACCCGCAACACCATGCTGGGCATCGGTGCAGGCGTCAGGCTCGATACCGCGCATCTCGGCTGGAACACGTTCCTCGGTTACCAGGCCGGCAACGCCATGACTGGCAGCGCCGCGACCACGCCCACATCCACCGAGAATGTTATGATCGGCACGCTCTCGGGAGCCAATCAGCCGTCCGGCGACTTCAACACTTACGTCGGCAACGTAACGGGATGGGGCTGTAACTACGACAGCGACAATTGCACGTATCTCGGCATGGACGTGTTTCGTGGAAGCCCGGAAATCCCTGTCACGCAGGTGGTCACCGCGACCGTGGTCAGTGGTGGCTCGGGCGGCACGCCAGACGGAACGACGACTGTCACAGGCACAACGGGAACCGGTAGCAAATGGCAAGGCACCGCCACGATAACTGGCGGTGTGCTGACTGGGCCGATTACGGTCATCGTGCCGGGCAACTACACAGTTGCGCCGACGACCGCTGGAGATGCCGTGACCAGCGGCAGCCTGACAGGGGCAACGTGCGCGCTGACGTTAGGCGCCGGTTTCTTGTTTAATGCCGGCAGTAACAATACTGGCGTTGGTGCGCGGGTCATGCGCAACGGGTCATTTGACCAGTGCTGCAGCCTTGGCGCGTTTACGATGCAGTATCAGAACACCACGGGCGCGCTGGTCTCGATCAACAACAGTATCGCCATAGGGTTTGGGTCGATGACGGGCGATCCGACCGCGCTCGGCACCATCGCCAACTGCGTTTCTGTCGGATGGTACACCGGAGCCAATCTTGGCAAGGGCATGCCCCCGGGAACAACCGTGCAGGGGAACGTCTTTGTCGGCACCGCAGCGGGACGCTACGTCCAGAGCGGCAATTTCAATACGCTGGTCGGCTATAACGCTGGCTCCAGCGCAGCCATGACAGCCAATGCTTTCGTGACGTGCGTCGGCGCAAATACGGCTGCGTCGCTGACCACCGGCAACCAGCTGACCGTGATGGGATACAATGCGGCAAGCGCCCTCACGACCGGCAATGCTAACAACATCTTCGGGTATCAGTCGGGGCTGTCGCTCACCACTGGGTCGTTCAATCATTTCTTTGGAAACAGCACGGGCAGCAAACTGGCCGGCGGCAATCGCAACACGCTGATCGGGCATCTCGCGGGGTCAACCAATCTGACCAGCGGCAGCGACAACATCATTGTTGGCTATGGACTGGATACCGTGGGTGATGCGTCCAGCACGATCAACATCGGCAACACGTTCATGGCAACGATTGCGGGTGGGCCGACCAGCAATGCCCGTATCGATCTGGCTGGCTTTAGCGTGGCGTTTGCGAATGCCTTGATCAGCAACACGGCCGGCGTTGGCGTGTCGATCGACGTGCCTAGCCAGCTTGTCACGGCGGTTGCCGTGGCGGCTGGCGGCTCTGGCTATGTGAACAACGACACGCTCCACGATGCCAATGGCGGCCGCTACACTGCCACGGTAACGGCCGGCGCTGTCACCGGACTTTCGATCGTCAAGCCTGGCATCGCACCAGGCGCCCCGCCATCCAACCCGGTGACGCTGACCAACGGCAGCAAGACCACATCCAGCAACCAGACCGGCTCGGGCTGCACCGCTAATCTGACGTGGGCGGCGAACAAGGCACTGCAACTGAACAAGTCGGCCAACGACGTGCTGGTGTCGTCCGCCACGCTGTCAAATTCCGCGGTCGTCGGATTTCTCGGATTGCCGGCCAGCAGTGGTGTGCCGACAGGGACGCCGACCAATGCAGCGCTGGGACCGTTGCTCGAGTACAACAAGAGCACACACACGATCAATGTCTATGACGGCAGTGCATGGTTCCACGTCACACTCAGTGCGGCGGCTGCGTGATGGACATGCAACAGCCAACGGCAGACGCCAACCAGCTGATGACCGTGCGGCTGCCGCTGCAGGACTGGAACGCCGTCCTGGTAGCGGTGAACGAGCTGCCTCACCGCGTTGCCCGCCAGATCTTCGACAGCCTCTTGCAGCAGTTGCGCCAGCAGGCAGCGGTATACGCAGAAGAGGCCGAGCACGCGCAGGGCGGCTTCGGAGAACAGTCCAATGGCTGAGAACCCACCCAACACCCAGTTGGAGGCGTTCCTTTCTGGCGCCCCCGAGCCGGAGCCGCAGCAGGCGCCGCCGGCCGCGCCAGAACCTAAGGCGCCAGAGCCGCCCAAGGAGCCGCCAGCGGCACCGACGCCGAAGCCGGATGATGACGACGCCGAGCCGCCCGAGGCCACCCCAGGCGAGCCTGTGGTCCCGCGCAGGGCGCTGGAGGACGAGCGGCACAAGCGGCAGAACTACGTGGCGCAGGCGGCCAAGTTCGAGGCCGAGCGCGACATGCTGGCCAAGCAACTCGAGGAACTGAAGAAGGCGCCGCCGCAGGCTCAACCGCAAGCCCAGCCGCAGTATCAGCCGATCAATCCGGCGGAGGACCCGGCCGGCTACCATGCGCGGCTGCAGGGCGCGCTGCTCAACGAGCGGCTGAACGTGTCGGAGCTGCTGCTGCGGAAGGAACTGGGTGCTGAGAAAGTCGACGCCGCCATCGCCGAGTTCAAGCAGCATGCCGAGCGCGATCCGCGGTTGTATAGCCAGCTGTATCAACAGACCGATCCGTATGGCTGGATGGCGCAGGAGGTGGACCGGCTGCGGCTGATCCGCGAGGTCACCACCGACCCGGCCGGCTACGAGGCTAAGCTGCGCGCCAAGTGGGAGGCCGAGGCAGCCGATAGCGGAAATGGCCAGCAGGCCCCGCGTGTGTCGCCGGTCGCCAACCTGCCGCCCAGCCTCGCCAACGCGCGGAGCGCACTGCCGCGCAGTTCAGCCGCGTTCACCGGGCCGCAGTCGCTGGACGACATCCTGGGCCAGCGCACGACGCACAACACCAGGCACTAGCCAGTGCGGGCGAATTCACCGTGCAGGCGCTTGGCAGCCTCGCAGTAGGCGGCATGGGCGGCTTCGGGAGTGTCGAAGTAGCCGAGATAGTGAGGCTTCCGCTGAACCACGATTTTGCCCAGCCACCGTTGGGCGCGTTTGTCCCAGAAGGCGCCCTTGAGGCCGCTGGTGTTGTGATTCGGTTTGCCCATGTTGGCGTTATTCTGCGATCGGGTGCAGAGGCGCAGATTGCTGATCCGATTGTTGTAGCCGTCGCCATCAATGTGGTCGATGTCCGAGGGCGGCCAGTCTCCGAAGACATAGAGCCATGCGAGCCGGTGAGCGCGGTAATGTCTGTTCTTCAAGCCGATCAACACGTAGCCAAGGCGTGCGCAGTAATATCCAGCTTCTATCCCAGCAAACTGGACGTTGGTTTGGTGAGGAACATTCTTCCTGCGCCGCCAGTAGAATTTTCCAGTCGAGTGATCGTAGTCGATCGCTTCGCGCAGTTGGGCAACGGTCATATCTAGGGGTAGGTATTCACGAGCCATCGGTGCCTCCGGTGGTTAGGAGCCGGACCAGCTGCTGATAACAGCCCCGGCTCCGCTCTCTCCATACCACAGTTTCTAGCGGCTTGAAGGCACCTCAGTGTCTCGCTGCGCAACAGTCGTTCACACCGCCGCCGGGTGGCTCCCAGGGAGCATGACGGGCGCACGTGCCGACCAAAGGTGCCGCCGACCGATGCAAAGGGCGTGAGTGGCTGCCGCCGAGCCTCTACGGGCGCGATCCGACGAAAGGAGCAAGATCAACCCTAGTATAGGAGTGCTCGGCGATGGCCGACATGAATGTAACCGCCGCAAGACCAGGTCTAACCCCAACTATATGGGATGATAATTATTTTAGCGAGTACGTTCGTACAAACCAGTTCAGCCGGTATTTCGGTACCAGCATGGACAGTATGATCCAACTAAAGGACGACCTCACCCGTAAGAACGGCGACTCTGTAGTCTTCGCTACTGTGCGGCGTCTGATTGGCGCTGGTGTCACCGGCAACACGATACTTGAGGGCAATGAGGAGCTGCTCAACGCCCGCTCGCTGAAAGTCACCGTAGGCGTGCTGCGGCATGCCGTCGCGGTGTCAGAGTGGGACGAACAGAAGAGCGTCATCGACCTGCGCAATGCGGCCCGCGACGCGCTGCTGACGTGGGAAAAAGAGCGTATGCGGAACGACATCATAGCGTCGTTCGGTGCGATCACGGCCGATGCCAACACGCAACTCACCTACGCTGCGGCCACCGCGGCACAGCGCAATTACCACCTCGTCAACAACGCCGATCGCACGCAGTTCGGCATTGCGGTCAGCAACGGGGTGTCCGGCGTCTATGCAACGGCATTGGCGACGGTTGACAACACGGCCGACAAGATGAGCGCTAACATGCTGCTGCTTGCCAAGCGGCGTGCGCGCCTTGCCTCACCGCATATCCGGCCGATCCGCGTCAACAACGACGAGGAGTGGTATGTGGTGTTCATGCCGTCGCTGCCGTTCCGCGATCTGATGAACGATCCGACCATCATCCAGTCGATGCAATACGCCTGGGACAGAGGGGCCAATAATCCGCTCTTTACCGGCGGCGACATCCTCTGGAACGGCCTGATCGTGCGCGAGATCCCGGAACTGCCAGTGCTGAAAACCACAGATCCGGGCGGCTCCACGATCGATGTGGCTGCAAGCTATCTCTGTGGAGCGCAGGCAATTGGCATCGCGTGGGCACAACGGGCGAAGTCTACTACTAATGTAAGGGACTACGATTTCATGCATGGCGTGGGCCTGCAAGAAATCAGGGGTATAGCCAAGATGCGCTATGGTGTAGATGCAACTACAGACACTACAGCACCAGTAGACGCCGGAATTTACACTCTGTGGTCCGCAGCAGTCGGAGATCCGTAGGTTATCGTAACGAGTATGCTGTTGACTATCCGCAACATACAGTGATACGCTGAAAGCGAGAGGCGGGAGGTGTGATGACCTTCCGCCCCTCTAACCACAACAGATGCTGGAGGCATCCATTATGGCTTATGAATATCTGCCCTATGAGGGCGATGTTGTCACCCGTGCCGCTGCCCGCGAGGGTAGTTTGGACCGATACTTCACCGGTAAGCCGTGCAAGCACGGACATCTCAGTCGGCGTAAGACGAAAGACGGCATATGCACGACGTGCGAGGCGACGCGCGTTCCAAACCATGATGTCCGCCTAAAGGCGCAAGCCAAATACAGAGAGACGAACCGGGACAAACTGCGTGCAGATGGCCGCGAGTATTCCCGAGCACATAGAGAGCAAGCGCACGCCTGGGACGTAGCGAACCGGGACAAGATCAACGCTAAAGCGCGCGAGCGGCAACGTGAGCTAATGGCCGCTGACCCCGAGAAGATCAGGGCCAAGGCCCGCGATGATTACCGCAAGAACCCAGAGACAAATAAGGCCAGACGCAAGCGTTGGAACGACGCCAACAAAGAGCGGATGAAAGAATACCGTCTAGCGAACAAGGAAACGCTAGATGCGGCCACCAAAGAATGGAACAAGCGAAACGCCGACCGTATCCGCGCCAAAGTGCGGAAATGGCACGCCGACAACAAAGACAAGATCAAAGCCATCCGGCAAGCGAACCCCGAACAAACTCGCGCCCTCAAACTACGTTATCGGGCAAGGCTAGAGTCTGCTGAGGGCAACCACACAGCCGCTGAACTCAAGGCGCTGTTCGAGAAGCAGAAGGGCAAGTGCGCATATTGCAGCGCCAAGCTCACCAAGAGCTACCACGCTGACCACATCGTGGCTTTGTCAAAGGGCGGCAGCAACTGGATCAGCAACATCGCTTTAGCATGTGCAAAATGCAACGTCAGCAAGCACGCAGCCGACCCAATCGAGTTCGCGCGCCGCAACGGCAGACTGATCTAACCAGGAGACATGACATGGCAAAGCAGCCCACGGCGGCCAATCCGGTTGAGGATGCCGCGGCGGCAGCTGAGAAGCGCCGCACCGATTTCGCGGCCGAACAGGAAGAGCGTGAGAAGCGGCTGGACGCCATCCGCGAGGAGGGCCGCCTGCAGCGCGAGCGCGATCAGGCAGAGCATGACAAGGCGGTGCTGGAGGCGGCCAAGGCCGAGGCCGCGGAGCGTGAGAAAGCCGCGGAGGCCGAGCGCGCCGAGATCGAGCAGCTCTACGAGGCGGCGAAGGCAGCGAAGGCTGAGCGTGACGAGGAGGCCGACCGTGCTTTCGCCGAGCTGCTGGCAGCACGCCGCGAGACCGAGAAAGACACCGACCCGTCGCTCGGGCCACAGATGACGCTGGACCGGCGTGGGCTGGTCGCCAAGGCCGCGCGTGGCGGCATCAATCCCCGTTCGATGCAGGGCAACCTCGATGCGCTCTCCATCGCCACAGCAGAGGAGGCCCAGCCGTGACCGAGACAACCACTGGCGTGAAACACCGTCCGACCGTATCGCAGAGCATGATCGATGCTGCGGCCGACGCCAATCTGCCGGCGCCTGATCCGGTGGCCGTGGCACTTCAGCAGGGTGCCCAGGTGGTGCTGGAGCCAGATAGCGCGGCGCGTGCTGGTGCGATGGGCATCTATCCGACGCTGCCGCAGAACGAGGCGCTACGGGATGCGGGCTACGTGCAGATGGGCCTCGATCCGCAAGACCCCAGCAACGAGCTGACCGATCCAGATGCGCCGTCCGCCGTGGTGCCGCCGGCGGAACGGGCACCCGTCAACACCGCGGTGCCGTATGTGTCGCAGGCCGGCGCCGCAGCCAACTGCACCATGGGCGAGTGGACCGGTGAGCCGACCAGTTACGCCTACCAATGGCAGATGGACGGCGCGAACATCCCTGGCGACGGCGCGTCGCTGCCGCTCACGTCAGCCGATCTGGGGCACACCGTGACCTGCGTCGTCACCGCGACCAACGCGCATGGCTCGACCGCAGCACCGCCATCCAATGCCGTGGTTGTCGCATGACGACACCGGCTGCCTTGGGCGAAAGGGTCCTCAGACGATTAGGTGTCGAGATCGTGCCGGTGGCATCGCGCCCGACGCTGGCCACCACCGTCACCGTCACCGCCATTGCCGAACGTGCGCTGCAGGGCCTCGGCGTGCCCGTGGCGGCGGCGGGGCGGCCACCCCTGTCCACGGTGGTGCCCGTTGCCACGATCGCTGAGCGGGCGTTGCAGGCGCTGGGCGTGACGGTAACCGACGCGGATCGTCCAGCGCTGACGGCTGTCGTCGGGAAGCAGGAGGTGGCGGATGCCGCGCTGCAGGCGCTCAGTGTCACCGTGCCATTTGCGCAGCGTCCACCGGCAACGACGATCGTCACCGCCTCCGCGATTGCCACCGATGCATTGATCGCACTGGGTGTGATCGCGTCAGACGAAGATCCGTCAACGACCGATCTGGCGCTCGCCACCGCCACGGTGGCAGCCGTCCATGATGGCATGCTGTCGCAGGGCTTCGTGTCCTGGACTGCGGGCCAGATCCCACAGGCTCTGGCCGAGGAATACACCAAGCTCACCGCGCTGCTGTTAGCCTCGTCGTTCGGCAAGACCGGCGATCCGGCGCAGTGGGCAGCCCTTGAGGCCCGTGTGCGGAAGTATGCCCAGGTTGCCCAGGGATATGACGTGGCGCTGGCGAAAGTATCGTCGGTGCATGATGGCCTGGTGTCGCAGGCCGCTGTTACCTGGGACTCTGAACAGATCCCGCAGGCGGTGTTTGACGAGTATGTGCTGCTGACGACGGCGCAGATTGCGCCCGTGTTTGGCATCACTGTTGATCCCGCCACGCTGCCGCCGATCGAGGCGCGGGTGAAGCGGTTCGCGCTCATCGTGCAGGGCCAGGATCTGGCCGAGGATCGCGTCGCCGCAGTGCATGACGAGCTTGTTGGCAACGGCTATGCGTCGTGGGCAGTGACCGCGATCCCGCAGGCGGTATCGGACGACTACGTGGCGCTGGTGCGGTTTGAACTGGCGCCCGTGTTCGGGGTGGATCTGCAGGCTGGCGGCGGCCTTGTGCCGGCCATTGAGGCGCGCGTGAAGCGATACGCCACGGTGCTGCAGGCACAGAGCCTGGCCGAGGCCCGCGTCAATGCCATCCACGACGAACTGGTGGGCAGCGCGCACGTCTCATGGGCATCCAGCGCCATCCCGCAGGCGGTGTCGGAAGATTATGTGGCCCTGACCATGATCAAGCTGGCGCCGCTGTTCGAGATCAAGGCCGACCCGGCGGGCATTCCAGCGATGGAAGCGCGTGTGCGGCATTTCTCGCTGGTGCAGCGGGCACCGGATCTTGCGACGGAAGCCGTCACCGCGGTGCATGCCGATCTGGCGGCGAGGGGGAAGGTGCGATGGAGCTTATTGGACTTGCCCTTGGCCGGGGAGCAGCCCTACGTCCTGCTTGCCGCGTTCAAGCTGGCGCCGGAGTTCGATAAGCCTGCCAATCCCAACGACTACCTCTGGGCTGAGAAGAGCATCGCACGGCTGATCGCTCTGCCGACATCCGGTGAACGAGTCCGCGCCGATTATTTCTAGGACGATCCATGAGCACATTCGCACTCACCGTGCCGCTGGCGCGTGGGCCGGTTCGGCTCAGCCGGCGCGACCTGGCGCTCGATAGCACCGAGGACGTGGCGCTGCAGTTCACCGTGGTGGACCAGGACAGCGCTGCCGGTGTGCCGCTGGCGCTCGACAGCGCGGCGGGCGACGCCCTCATGCTCAACGTCTGGTATCGCTCGTGGGCGTGGGACTATGGCCGGCCGACATACTCTGACGCATGGGGACCGCTGCTGTGGTCGGGCGTCGGCACCATCCTGCCATCGCCGCCAGGACGTGTGGACGTGCTGATCCCGTCGGGCACCGTCAGCACCTGGCGCGGCGAACTGGAGTGGACCGCGCAGCTCACATATGCCGCAGCGAAATCCACCATTCTGCGCGGAGCCATCGCCGTTCATGTCTGATGCCACCACGCTCGCCACGCTGCAGCAGGCGCTGACGCCGAAGACCGGCATGCAGCGCATTCCGCTGACGCTGGAGACCTATCAGCACGTCTCCCCGGCGCTATCGTCCAAGCTCTTGTACAATATGTTCGCGGAGCAGCAGCCGGCCGACGCACGCAATGCCGTCGCGCTGCTGCCGACCCCAGGGTTGAGCACGTTCGTCAACGTCGGTAGCGGGCCGATCCACGCCGTCAACGATGATCTGCCAGGCGTCATCTTTCTGGTCAGCGGTACGCATTTTTATATGGTCAATCCGGCTACGTTGGCGGCGACGGATCTCGGCGACATCGGCACACCGTCCGGCGGGTTCACGCCAGACCAGCGGCTGTATTCGATCGCGGTCGGGCCTACCGCTGCCGTCGTGTGCTCGCCGCCGAATGCGTTTGTCTCGGCTGGTCCCGGCGCGCC